CCAGCACACCCATTATTACTTGCTGCATTTACAAAAAAAGCATGAGTACCCCCCTCACTTTCTACTCGGAAGTCTACATCTTCTCCACTGTCGTTCATACAAACCTCATGTTGTGGAGAAGCACCATTAGCATTTGCTCCAATACTAATCATTTGTTTGTCAGAACCACCTTTATTAGCGTATATAATTAATTGTCCGTCTTCTTCTCCAGCAGTGACATCTCTAGCTTGAGCAAGCATAAAAGCATAGGTGTGTTCACTTCCACCAGCGTCTTGACCATTAAAAAATATACTTCCTAATTGATTGCCATCTGATGCACTTGCTGTATTAGCTAAAATTAAATCAGGGTCTCCACCACCATCGTGAGATATTTTTAAACCTGAATCATGTACGTGTGTTAGTTCTATCTCACTATTAGCACCAAATTTAATTCCATCACCATCTTGAGGTAAATTAATTCCTGTGCTAGATGTTAAAAGTTTTTCAGTATTATCGTAACGAAGAGATACGGTTCCGTCTTCAGTCAACTGCGCAAGTGTTTCAGATTTAGCAGCGTTTTGAAAAGTAACTTGATTAGATGAAATAATTAAAGATCCAGTCCCCACATCAGATATGAAACTATTACCACTAGAAGAATTATGAATTATTTCTAAATCACTACCAGCACCAAATATTGCTTTTGAATTGTCACCTAGTTTTACATCGTGATTAAACGTAGCTGTGCCAGCATCTGACATGTCAAGAGTAAGAGCAGTTATTGCAGAGCCACCATCATTGCCTTTAAATACCATATCTGCATCTGAAATAGCACTATATAAAGATGGTCCACCTCCAGTACCACCAGCACCTATCTCTAATATAGAAGTTCCAGCATCTTGAAATCTCCAGTTGGCTGCATCTGAATCAAGTAGAATGTCACCACCAGCATCTAAATTAATACCTGCGTGACTAACTATCGTTCCGTCAGTACCATTACATGCTAATCTTAAAAAAGCATCTGTACTGTTACCTAGTCTTGTAAGTTTGATTGTGCCACCACCCGATGCATCTACATGAAGAGTATTAGCTGGACTTGATGTTCCTATTCCTACTTGTTGAGAACTATCTATTCTCATAGCCTCAACTCCGTCAGATTCAAACTTAATAAACCCAGCATCATCCATGTGAATTTTTTCGTTTGCGTCAGATGATGTTAAAATTAAATCGGCTGAACCAATTACTCTATCACTAACTACAACATGATTATTAAATGTTGCTTTACCAGCATCAGAGCCATCAAGTGTTAATACTGTAATAATACCGCCACCATCATTACAATGAAAAGTGATATCTTTGTCTTGTGTTTTGTTAGCTAACTGTATGTCTCCGCCATTACTATTTAAATTTATTTCTCCAACATTCGAACCTGCGTTGGTTAATTTTATGTCCCCACCACCAACGTCTAAAATAATATCTCCAGTAGAATCTAATGTAAAATCTCCATCAGAGTCTATGGTTATTAAACTGTTACTGCCAACCGTTGACCCCGATCCGATAATCAAGTTATCTGCTGAGTCATCAAGTGCTATATAATAATCTACCGCGTTGCCGTCGAATACAATCTTTGTATCCTCTGCTCCGCCATCACCAACTGTTACTGTTGGTGTGCTTCCAGCAAATTGAACAGCTTTTTGAAAAACAGTGTCCCCTGATGAATTAATTTCCAATACTCTTGTGCTACCCAAAGTGGTGCCAATGCCAAGTCTAAACTCATCTGCTGAATCATCAACTCCCATGACAAAATCAACCTGATTACCATCAAAGATAAGAGCAGCGTCCTCGGCCCCCGCATCGCCAATAGTAAATGTGGGTGTAGTACCGGCTAGTGCAACGTCACCTAATATGTTGCCGTCCTTAATCGTTAGACCGTCAATGGTTACACCATTGGCACTGGTCTTTTCACTAATAGTATCTACTTTTATTTCTGAACTCATCTTATCCTTTTTGTTCTATTAACTTATTTTTGTAAGCAGTTTTTACAGAATCAGTCCACACTAAGTTTGCTATAGATTGAACCTCAGAATCTTCTGACGAAATATCTGTGTCAACCAAATTATCATCAGCATCAAGAATTCCTGGATGCAAAACATGTCTCTCTCTTTTACGAGATATTTCCGTGCCATCCTCTTTGATAATAGTATCTGTAGCAACTTGCACAGCTTTATACTGTCCAACTACTTCTATTTTTTCTACTTTTATTTCTTTTGTTATTGCCATTGTTTTTCTCCTTTTAAATTACGATGCTATAAATGTTCCACCAACATAAATTTGTGATGAAGTAGATAGTTGACCGTTTCCACCTCCACTACTATCTCCCGATACTTGCATTTCCATATATGCTTGACCTTCAATTGTTATAAAATAAGGTGCTGTTCCAGCAGTAAAATTAACATTATACACACCAACACCTACGTGGCCTTTACCGCTTTGGTCTTGTAAATCGGCTGCAGTAAAAGGTAAACTAAATCGCACTCTACTGCCACTATCATTAAAATTACCTGACATACCAGTAACTACAATCACTCCTTGTACATGAACAAGGCTCCCTACTTTTCTATAAGATATCTGATTATAAGAAGAATTTAAAGTTATGCTTGATGCGTTTCCAATACTATCAGTTAAGGTAACGGTATGTGTGCCTTCCTCGTAATCATCGAGTAAGTTAGATGCTGTTGCAGAAGTTACACCAAGATAAACTCCAGAACCACTATTATCAAAAATCATATTATGTGAACTATCTAAAGTTACTGTTGGGCTATCATCAACTCTAAATATTAATGAATTATCATCATGCTTGTAAGTAATACCACCTCTTACAGGGTCACTACCAGATGTACCATCTGCAAAGAAAATATTTCCTGAATCCCCTGAACCACTACCACTAAAAATTGTCATTCCAGCATCACCAGAGCCAGAACCAATTGCTAAGTTTTGTGCTTGCGAGTTGAATGAACCAGGGGATGTAGTGGCAATTCCAACCCGACCAGAACTGTCGATAATCATTCTGTCTGCAACTCCACCAGAGCCAAAAGACAAATCATTATTTGCGTGGTCATAAACAATACGACCAAGTAAGGTATCACCATCATCAGCAAAAGCTATTGTACCAGTGCTTGAATTTCCTGAAGCAATAGTAATTCCTGAATGTGCTGAACCTTCTACAACTAACTCATCAGCGTTAGCGTGAGCAGACGCTCCACTATCAGCAGTGAAAACATGAAGTCTACCTAAAGGTGTAGCCTCACCACCTATACTGACTGTATTATCATTAGCATTAACAAACAACATGTTATCAACACCATTGCTCTCTACTCGGAAGTCTAAGTCATTGCTTGAATCATTAACTACAACCTCAGTAGGTGTTATTCTGAAAGATGGAGTAAGCTGACCACTTCGACCATGAAACAATTCTAATGTTCCATCCTCTGAGCCATCTGAGGCATCAGTTATAATTGATTTAATTTGTGCATATTTAAATTCTTCACCAGCAGAGTTTTCACCAACAAAATCAATAATACCGATATCGTCTGCATCAGCAGGTGAACTAGAGTTACGAAATAATTTTAATTCAGGACCAACTCCTCCGCCTGTATCAGTTGCTTCAATAATTATTTGAGGTTCTGTATTAGAAAGCACGTGCAAGCTAGCTGAGGGCGAACTCGTTCCGATACCAAGATTACCAGAACTGTCTATACGCAAACGTTCACCATCATTAGTGTAGATTCTCATTGAGTCTCCGTTGTGATGATATTGAATACCACCTTGAGCATTACCGCCAGAGTCACCAAAAATAATATAACCAAATCCATCAGTAGCAGATAATATTCCCATACCTACACCTGAACCAGAACCTGCACCCTCTAATATTAATTCGTCTGCATTTGCATTAGCTGTACCACCACTATCCGCAGTCTTAACATGAAGTTTACCTAGAGGAGAAGATTCGCCTATACCAACTCCTGATGATCCTTGAAAACGAGCAACCTCTGTTCCATCATCCATAAATACAAGGTTACCACCTTTGTAATCTATGAAACCATTGTCTGCATCGGTTGGTGGTTGTATTCTTAATTGACGACTAGCAGAGTTTGCTTCAAGTATTAACATTCCCTCTGCTGGTGGTTCACCACCTTGAGTAATATGTAAAAGTGTATCTGGCGCAGTATCACCGATACCAACATTACCATCACTAATAATACGCATTCTTTCAGAACCATTAGTTTGGAATATAAGACGATTATTAGCATTTGAGCCTCGAATGAAGTTAGTTCCACCACCCCATTCTAAATTATAATCATCTGATAATCTTAAATGTCCATTATTTATATATTGACGATTAGTGCCACCATTAATAGTTAAACCGCCAGCTGTGATACTGCTGTTAAAAGTTGCAGCTCCAGCATCTGACATGTCAAGAGTGAGGGCAGTGACTGCAGAGCCACCATCATTACCCTTAAATATTAAATCTTTATCTGAAACTGAAGACTTAATTATAAAATCACTAGATACATTTTCAAATGTTCCAATAGCTGTGCCATTATCTTTAAATCTAATAATAGCTCCGTCTGCATCAAAATGTATCTCACCTGGAACATCTAATGTTAGATCACCTGTATCTACTTTTATGGTTTTGCTTGATCCGTCTAACTCTATATTTGCCATTACATTATCACCACGTTACCGGTTACCGTTACGATTGCCTCAATAGTTATTGGCCCTGCAAGGACAGCATTACCAACAACTTGGTTGTCGTTTATCGTTGAATCGTTTTCTGGAATTTGTTCTGATGCTGGAGTTGCTCCAACATATACAGGTCCGCCTAATTTTGTTTCTGCCATAAATTACTCCTTAAGAACTTATGGTGTCAATATAACTAACCCATATGTCCAATGCATTATCCGTATCACAGTCGTGATGTAAAACATCACCACTTTGTAAAACAACTTTTGCACCACCTTGTATCAGCTCGACTGAACTGTTTGGTGGTATAGAAACACCTTTTATTAAATAATAGTTTGCGCTACTACGCACTATGTAAACATCCACTTTGATTGTGGTTGTCAATATGTTAGCCAGTCTAATTCCTATGATAGCGTCATAATCACCACCACTCAAAATACTAGCTGCTGTCGTTCCTTGTGATCTTGCTACCGCGTTTCTAAAGTCCTGTGCCATAATATCTCCTTATATCATAGGGCCACGGCCATCGCAAGAGCGAAGCCCGAGGTCGTTTTTGTGTCTAGTTGTGTTTGAATATTTGAGGTTACACCATCAGAAAAATTAAGTTCTGCTGCTGTAGAAGTTATAGCCGTGCTGCCTATGGTGATGCTGCCGGACACCTTAAAATCTCCAGTTACATCCAGAGCAACACTTGGGCTTGAATTTTTAATACCGACATTTTGAGAACTATCTATACGCATAGCTTCACTACCACTGGTATGAACTCTTAATGAATTGTCACTATGAGAATATGTAAATCTTCCTATATCATTGTCACCACTATCACCAAAAGCAATTGCACCTTGACTACTTGCTCCACTTAAAATAGTTATTCCAGAGTTAGCACTACCTTCAATAACTAATTCATCTTTACTTGCTTCGACATCTGCTCCACTATCAGCAGATTTAACGTGAAGATTACCTAGAGGTGTGGACTCACCGATACCAACATTACCAGAACTGTCAATACGAACAGCCTCACTACCAGCAGTAACAAATTGAAGTGCGTCACTTGTTGGTCTAGTCATACCAGTATTAGAGTCACCAGCAAACGAGTAACTAGGAACTGAAACACCAAGAGGTGATGCTAACAGTTGTCCACCCGTTGACATGTCAATCGTTAACGCAGTAATTGCACTACCACCATCATTTCCTCTAAATACTATATCTGCATCTGAATTTGCACTATAAAAAGTTGGGCTGCTTCCTGAACCTACAGATAATTCTATTATAGAACTACCATTATCTTTAAATCTCCATGCACCACTATCTGAATCAAGTATAATATCACTAGCAACATCTAGTGTTAAATCAGCAGTCGAACTTATCTCACCGTTTGTTCCATCGCTTCTTATAAATAAATCTTCACCATCTCCAAAATGAGCTTTTTTATTATCGTTTAAATAAAAATGATTACCTACAAATACACTTGAACCAAAAACAGCTTGTCCTGAACCAGACATATCGAGTGTAAGAGCAGTTACAGTAGAACCACCATCATCACCTTTAAATATAATATCTTTATCTTGAACACCTGATGTGATTACAAAGTCACTTGATGTGTTTGATAGTGTGCCAATAGTCGTGCCACCATCTTGGAATACTACATCACCACCATCGGCATCAAGAAAAATATCTCCAACCACATCTATAGTTAAATTACCTGTATCAACATCAATTTCACCATGAGAACCGTTATGAAAAATCTCTAATTCATTTGACAATCCAGCTCTTAATTTTCCAGAATTTGACGATGTACTTATATTTCCATTTGCTTCAATAAAACTTCCTGAAGTAATACTAGAATTAAAAATAGCTTTACCAGCGTCTGACATATCAAGCGTTAAAGCTGTGAAGTCACTACCGCCGTCATTACCTCTGAAAATTATATCTTTATCTTGAACTGAGGAACGAAGGGTTATGTTCTGTGACCCCATGTCAATATTACCAATTGTTGTTCCAGCATCTTTGAAAACAATCTGCTCATCAGCTGCATCAAGAATTATATCTGTTACAGCATCTATGGTAAAATTACCAGGAGCAGAAAGTGTCATGTCTCCAGATCCTGGAGTGACAACTACTTTCTCTGCGGGTAGTGTACAAAATACAGTCTTCGTGCCTGATGAAAAACTTACAGCACTATCACTGTTAGAACTTTCAAGTATCGTATCTCTAGATAAAGTATCTGTGCCTGAGTCAGTGACCGTGCCGATACCTATTTCAAACTCTGTTCCTGTGTCGTTTACAATCGCATAGTAAGTTGTGTTACCACCACCAACACCGGCTACAAAAGTTTGAAACCCGGATACTGCTCCGCCTAAACTAAATGTACCCGTTCCGGTTGTGGTTGAGGTTTCTTTAACCCGATCGTTTATTGCAAACGCCATTTAACCTCCTACGCTAATCTTAATACTGCATTACTTGTGTCTGCCGCTGGAAACTGAATCGTGAATGTACCATTGGTTGCTGTAAAGTCACCACCAAAATCCAAAACTAAAACTGAGTTGTTAGTTGGTGCACTACCATCTGATCTGTATATCTGTGCAAACCTTGCTGTAAAAGATGCACTTGTGAATGATACATCGTCAAAGTCAACAAAAGCAGTTGATGCTGATGATCCGCCAGTGACTGATGGGTTAGCTAAAGTAGCACCCCCAGTGGTGTAACCGTTGCCGTTTGCAACTTGGTTTGTAGTGTTATAAGCAGTTGGGTCTGACGCAGCGACTGTTTTTGATGAAGTGTAAAGAGCTAACTTATAAGTAGCACCACCATCAAAGTCATGATTACCTTTCAACAACTCTTCTTTAAAAACATTTGATATTACGTTAGCCATTTATTTTCTCCTTATGGGTTACCTGATGGTATAGGTATTCTAACCACACCATCTTTATATTCTTCTCTTCTTCTGCGTCCCATCTGTTCTGCAGCCAAAGGTGTTATTAATTCCTGATATGCTTGAGAGTACATGCTCACCATATTAGGATTTTTAAGAAACTTAAAAGCTTCTATTAGGCAGGCATACAACAATAAACCTGGTGCATTGTTACTTACCCACGTAGTAGTATTACTAGAGGATAATCCTGTTTCTTGAGCGTTATACGCTAATTCTATAGTATATGCGGCATTTGGAGCAGGAGCAACAATTATTGTATCATTGTCCCAGTTTGCATAGTATTTAGGCACACCAGTAGATGTTCTATTTGGACTGTATTCATTAATAAAACTTTGGTCTCTTTTCTCTAGAAAAACTCTTTCGTTGTCAGTTAAGCCCCCTAAAGAACCTGAAGAGCTAAATATACTTACAGATCTTACGTATGAAAATGTAGCTGGAGTTGCACCGGGCATAGCAACAAAAGGGTCACTGGCCGATAAACTAGCTGTTTTATATTGTCTGAACACATCAAAATCAACTTGTCTAAATATTTTTAACTCAGCGTGTTCTATAAAATCATTAACAATAGTGGTTGAAAATACATTACTATCAACCTCACAATAGTCTCTAATCTGTGTAACTAATTCAGAATATGTTGTCATGCTACCACCGTCACAGGTCCAGCAAACGCTTGACCGCCTCCTCCTCTTAAATTACCACTAGTCGCTGTATCTGTAGCAACTGTGAATGTATAACTATTATCATCTACTTTAGTAATTGTATACCCAGCAGATCTTGTAATATTCGCAGCTGTTATACCATCAAAACTTGATGCACCATAAAATCTTACCGTGTCAGAACTAGACCTGCCGTGTTCTGGCTCTGTTACTGTTATTACACTTGTTCCTGAGCTGGCAGTTTTAAAAGCGTTGAGCGGTAATAAAATAGGAGCAGCAGTTTCATCTCTATCGGTTCTTGCATTTTGTAAAGCTTGTTTATCTGCTTTGTGAGATTTTAGTTCTATCTGTGGGTGTTTAGACTCAAACTCTGATACGTGAACAAGAGAGCCATTCCATTCTTTTAACATTTCTCTATATGGAAAAGCCATTCCACTTCTATCTGATATTGCTTTCGCTTTTTTTCCTGATGCAAAATTAGACATTTGGATAATACGCCTGTGGTGTTAAATAAGTGCTAGAAGAAGAACCATCTTCTGTTAAAGCTCTATTAAGTTCATCTTCGTAAAGTAATTTCATTTGTTGAACCAATTCTGGTTTTACTTTTTGTGATAAGTAAAAAGCTAAACCTGAAACCATACAAGGAACAAATCTATAAGGAACATCAGTGGCGTTAGTATAATCACCAGCGTCTTGTATTCTTTTTACATAATACAAGTGCATATCGGCAGAGCCAGCTGTTGAGTCTGGTGTTGGATATACAAACAAAGTCACACGATCAATTAATCTTTGCACATAATACTGTGTTGGTTGTCCTTTTGATAATTTGTTAGATAAACCAGAATATGTAGATCTACTAATCTTAGTCATAGCGACGTCTTGCTGTGATGTTTGAGTTCTATTTGTTCTGTAAGTTGCCTCTAATATATCATCCATACCAAAAATAGTTGATGCAACTTGATTAGTTGTTGCCTGAGCTCTACTACTATCTGATGTGTCATCAGCAGCGCTTCTAAAAAAATGATACTCAGCTTGTCCCTCTACTAGATCAATATTTGTTTCATCTATTTCCCAATAGTGTAATCCTCTATTACCCCATTCTTGAAACATAATATTTATGGATCTTCTTGCAGATTTAATTTGATAAGCGTCTAGTTGGTCAATACCTATTCTTTGATAAGCCTCTTCAACTATGTCATCTATAGCAAATGTTTTATCAAACGTTGTTGATCCTGAAGTAGTATTCGGCATTGGCTACTCCTAATATATTTTCTTAAATTCTGCTATACAAGTGTATGAGTTACCAGAATCAGCTGCCGCAGCTACAACAAAGTTTACATCACTTTCGTTACTGTTAGATGATTTATCAGCAGGTATGCCACCAAACTCTCTAAAATCCCAGTAGCCTGAGTCTATCAAAGTTATAATTGGAATATCTCCGTCTGAGTCTTCTTCATCTAAACGTGCAAAAGCATCGCCACCATCACCATTAGCGCATGACCACCATACTCTTTGTAGTGATAAGTGAGCTACAGCGTTGCCGTCATCATCAGATGTTAGTGCTGATACGTCACCAAATACAGTTGTGCCACCTGTCCCGTCAG